ATCACCACCAAGGTCGCCTCCGCCAAACGAACTGGCTGCTGCTTCTTGTTCTGCTTCTGCGGTTGCTGCGAGGTTTGCGTCGAACTTACGGTCGTAGTATAGTTCTCTCTGGTTGCGGATGAACTCTTCGTGAGATAAGTTGAATAGGTTTTCTGCAACCCATCTGCGCGAAAAGAAGCCTTCTGTGGCTCTCCCTGCGACATCGAACTTCTTGTCCCACCTTTCGAGTTCTTGAAGTTCAGCAATGATAGATGGATTGTTTAAGTTTAGTTTAAAGTTTAGTAAGTCCTCTCCGTCGTAACCGAGAGTATAAAGATGGACAATGCCGATCTTTTCAAGCTCTGAAATGACTGCGCGCTGTAAGCGCTGGATAGTGCGAGCGAATCGGATGTCTTTTTGGGCGAGCGTGGTTTTGTCTTCTTCTGCGCCTTCTGCGTTGGTAAGATAAGATGCTGGGACTTTAAGCGCCGCGAACAACTTGTCTTTAAGGTATTTGACGTCATCGATGTCGCCGGTGCGTGTGCCGCCGGCAATAGAAGAAATCTCCGTCGCAGAGCCTCCCCGAACAGGAATGAAATAATCTTCTTCGACGGATAGAGGGTTATAACGAAGATCTACACGACCGGTCTCATGATCAACAATGGAGTTACGCTTCATCGATGAAATGACTTTCTGCATATATTGCTCGACCTCGTTTGGAGGGATCTGGCCAACATCAATCTTGAAAACTTTTCTTTCTGGCGCCCTAACAATACGATAAGCCATCATAGCGTCTTCGAGAAGAGTCAGCTGACGCCAGATACGGCGAGCGGCTTCGAGGACTGATGTTCCGTAGGGAGCATACTTGTCGTTCCCAAGAACACGGAAGTGTCCAATCTGCCAGTTCTCGAAAGTCATTCCGGCAGTATTCCATTGATACTGGATATAGTTTGGATTGGATTTGTCTTCGCCTTCTAGTCGTTCCATTTCGTGAGTGGGAACGCCGATGGCGCTAGTGACACCCATCTTCTCGTCAATGTCTAGGTAGATGAAGAAGTCACCGTATTTACACATAGACCGACACCAGCCGAATAAGTTATGTTCTACATTCATCACTTCGTGATAGAGGGATCCCAATACTGCTTTGATTTCTTCGTTGGGGCAGGCGATGTTCAACATTGGAGACAGAGAGGAGTGTGTGGTCATCTCGTCTGCGTAGATGTCCAAGGCAGAGGCGATAATAGGTTCGTATTCCATTTGATCAAAGTCAACATAGCGCTCGCTTCTGTTGTGTTGAGACATGACTTGAAGTTGAGTCGTGTTTATTTCGCTATAACGACTTCTCTTGAATTCTTGACCACTGACCGAACGGAAGCGGGAAGAGTGTTTGTCCATTTGATGGCGTCGTAGGTGACGGCCTGCTTGAGCCCTCCTGTCAACGATAGGTCCAGAGAAAATCTTAGTCAGGGCCCTGAACAGTCCTGACGCTTGGTTTCTTGGATTTCTTGTGTTCTTTGCCATTTATCTATCCTTTAATTAACCAAATAAAATCTCTATAATGTTGTTTGGCTTTTTTTGCTTCTCTACTGAGACCTTTGTTGTGACCGGTCATTCCCGGTATTGTTGTGCTAAATTGATTGTTTGAAGATTTGATTGAGCTAACCATTGCCTTCTTGTATTCCATTTCTCGAATGTTGACTGTTAGAGCCGTATCTTTTACCCAGCAGGCAATTGCAAGAGCCATTACCAAGTCGTCGTTGTAGGAGCGCATGGCTTGGGCTTTGTTATTGTTCCAGATAAATGTTTTGAACTCTCCAATAATACGCGATGAATATAATGTAATTAGTTGATTACGAATGAATTCTTCCATCTTGGCGATTATTAGAGGTCTTGTTTTAGACGAGGTAGTGAAGCCCGGAACTGCGTTTGCTATGTTCCCTGCTTGTGCCTCTGGAATGTATTCGTGTGTTCCCTTTATAGAGAAGTAAAGATTTGGATACAGCCTGTCTTGTAGTTTTTCAAGAATAGAGATTCCCAAACTGTTGTTCTCGACAACCAGCATCGCTCCGCCGAACTCTCTTCCCGTGCTGTCCAAAATGGATGCGAACTGCTCTAAGGTTGCCTTTCCTTGGTACTCACCGATGATCTCCATTGTTTCCAGTTTTATGACGTGAAAAACAGAGTAGTCAGCGCCATCTCCACGAGCAACATCGGCGACGACGAGGTAAGTGGCGGCGTCATCATACCGCTCCCACAGCCACAAGTTACGATCAAAACCAACACGATAAGATGGCTCAACGATCCCATCATTTAGGCGGCCGAGATCCTCTGGGCGTATTACTGTTTCGCCTGACGAGTTGAATGAACACTCAAGCTCCTGTGCGATCTGGCGGGGAGACATGTTGCGAGTCTCTTTCTGGAACCATTCCTGATCTCTTTCGGGATGGACGTGCCAAGGTAGGTTGACTGGGTGGAAGTCGTTTGTGCCGGACTCTGCCTCAACATAGGTCTTGTGGAACCAGTTGCCGACACCGTTTGGTGTGGAGAGTGCGATGCAGCGACCACCAGTTGATAGTGTGGGATACAAGCCTGTCCATAGCTCTTCTAAGCCATCAACGTGGGCGGCTTCGTCTATTACGAGGAGGGAAAGCGCTTCAGAACGACCAGCGTCACCTGATGTAGATGATGCCTTGACTTCNGATCCGTTGGTCAGGACGAAGGAAGTTCTGTTGTCGATCTTGATGCTTGCTATTCTCATCCACGGTGGGAGATTCAGCATCATAGCTTTGACTTTCTTTACCAAGTTTGCGGCGGTCTGGAACTTGGTTGCGATTACGAGAACATTCTTGTCTCTGTAAAACAGTAGTAGCCAACAGATATATGCGGCTGTTACGGTAGAAATACCAAGCTGTCGTCCCTTAAGGATGACGGAGAAACGATAGTCGTCAAAGTCTCCGAGCAAGTCGTCTTGGAATGGGTAAGTTTTGAACGGGATAAGCCCGTGCATTGGGTGAGAGATTTTTGCGTAGTTGTTGATAAAGTATTTGGAATCTTTACCACACTTAATTATCTCTTTTACAATTTCTTTTCTAGTAAGAGCAGAGGACATTATTCCTTTCGGGTGTCATTCTTTGCTTTTGTTCCCCACCCACCTTGATCGAGGAAAGACTTAAAGCTTGCTTCCATGTTGTCTTCGCTCGGCTCCTTAACGCCTTCAGCGTCAATTCCGCCAATATCAAAGTATTGTTTGGCCTGTACCCAACATCTAACACGAGACGTCTCTTGCACAATCGCATCCACTTCGCCGGCCGCCTTAAGAGTCAGTGCGTCTCCCGTGACCTTCTTGTATTCTTTCTTGATGAACTTTGCAATGTCAGCAATCATTTTCTCTAGATCGCTTTCGAATCCACTTGCGTGAACATCTTTAAGTTTTATTTCTGAATGGTAATGAATACACAACTGGTTTCCATAAAAAGATACCTTGAAGCCGTCCATAACGCGGGAGTCTATAATTGGATCACCCTCTTCTCTTTTAAGGCCAACCTTGATAGGTTCGCCTTTATCATCAAGTGCGCCGTCGTGGGTATTCGCCATAACTTGCGAAATGCCTCTACAAATTTCCATAGTGGTAGCCATCTATTTATTCTCCTCTTTGAGTTCTTTAAGACTCTCAATAACTAGTTTCTCGATCTCTTCTCGGAGGGATACGGTTTCACTAATGTATGGTTGGGCCGCGGCCTTTTCAATCGATGCGCCAAAACCGCGGGAAGGATTCTGATAATATACCATCGAAGACAAATGAGAATCTATGCTCTTAAGAACGCGGATAATCTCATGAACATGACTGTCGACTAGACTTTTTGTTCCGGTATGTTTTTCTTCTTTTTTCATTTGTTTGGTCTCCANCCGGTTTTCCAGCGGTCTTCTCTTCCTTCGATCCACTGAATGTAGCATNGATAGCAGCATTCAAACTTGTTCATAAAAACATCGTCTCGGATCTTGAAAGAATACTCTGCGCAAACAGGGCAAGTTCTTTTTGTTGATTCTCTTGTAAATAGTTTCTTGGACATCAAAATGCCATCAACCTCAACCATCTCGTCTAGCTCTTCCATCATCTGTTCTTTTTTAGATAGTTTCTTTATCTGGTCTTCGTATTCTTTCTCTTTTTCTTCGTCCCAGTTCCCTTTGGGGTTCTGGATTGTTTCCTCGCCATATTTCTTAGCGATGGCTTGCTCTAACTTTGCGATGTAGTTCGGATCTTCGTGTTTTTTCATTTTGCCACATTAACGATAAATGCTGTTGTTGCCACACCTACGGCGGCCCCTCCCAGTGCCCACCAAACATTGGTGGCTGGGGAATGGTTCTTTATTAACTTGTGTAAGTCGTCTATCTCTTTGTCTTTCGCATCAACAACCACCTTGTGCTCTTCTTCGAGAGCAGCAATGTGCAGAGTTAGCGTATCAACTTCCAAGACAAACTTTAGCTTCTGGCTCTCCAGTTCGTAGCCGAGTTTTAGCTCATACTCTTCTTTGACGAGTTGGCTTTTAGCGAGGACTTCTGCGATGGCTTCTGGGTTGAACAGGGCACCTTTGAATGGCGCTGGCTGGTTCTTTCCTAGAAGTGTGAACTGTGGCGCTGCCTGTGCAGATAGTGGCAAACATAAAACAAGACACAACAATATTGTTGCTATCCTTCTAAGGGCTAACATATTCTATTCCGAGATAGTTTTCTATGTCCTTTTTGAGCCCCTCTCCATTCTCTCCGAAAGCGATAACATATGCTTTTTTTCTTTTCGCGTATTCTTTCAGGAGTGCTTCTTTGTTCTCAGAGTGCTTCAGTTCTAGTTCTGCTAGTCTTTCTGAGTATCTGTTTATCAGTTCATCTCTCGCGAGTAACTCTTGCTCGTGGATCTCTTTCACCTTATCCATTTGCTCTTGATGGCTTTTGTTTGCCGAGTCAAATGTGGCGACGAGTGACGAGTAGTCTCCCCTCATCTTGACGAAGAGGGCGAGGACACAAAAAAAGATAACCAACTCTTTCCAATACTTCTTTGCGAAGGACAGGGTTGCTTCTAATATTTCAACATAGGAGAACACTATGCCTCCTTCAATTTGGAGATAGCATCAATGGCGCCTTGCGAACCGATGTAAATGGCTGAGAGAATAACAAAGTCGGCGCTCTCAACATTGCCTATGTAGGTCAATCCGGCAGCTGTCATCCAAACGAGGAGTTTGCGGGAAATAAACTTGTTTAGGGCTTTGTCTAATAGTTGTTTCATCATAATAAATAGTTATTGATTCACAAAAGCGCAGCCATTTGCCTGCGAAATGTCTATGGTTGTATCCACGACATCCTTTAACGAATCGAGATGGGAGATAAGCAGAACTGTCTTGAAATAGCTCTTTATCATGTCTAGCATCTCCGTAAATGCTTGGAGGTGATCTTCGTCTAGTGCCGTTCCCGGCTCGTCAAGGATCATAATGTCGCTTGTCGGCAAACTGGAAACAGAGAGGAGCGCGAGGCGAATAGCCATCGCAGCCATCGTTTTCTCTGATCCTGATGCCATCTCAAGTGGGCGGGGATCGAAAGCGGGGTGCTTGATGTTGATGTCTAACTTCTTTCCGTTCTCGTCAAACATCACTTCAAATGATGTGAGGTTCGCCAGCACCTTTGAGATGCTTTCGTTGATGACGGGAAGCTTTCGCTTGATGACGTCATAAGCGATTCCGTTGGGATGCATGCATCGCATGTAGAGATCGTAAGCCGAGAACTGCTTTTGCAAGTCAAGGTATTCGTCCCTCTGTGCGACGGCATTGGCGACTTTCTGTTCCAAAGATCCAACAGAGCGGTTTAGNCGAACGACTTCTTTTTCGCATTCAAGCATTTTGTCTGTCGCCACCTTTATCTCTCTCTCGACGCCTTTCTTCTGGGCGGTGAGCCCTTCAAGGTTTTCTATCGCCTCCTTGTTCTCTTCGTATTCGTCTGCCTTCTCCGTAAGATCTTTGACCTCTGTCTCGGTTGAGAGGATGAGCGAGTTATTATTTGCGATAAGGAGTTTGAGTGATGAGTTGTTCTTTTCTGCTTCATCTCTCTTGTCGGATACTTGCTGGTGTTTGGCAATGAGATCTTCCACTTCGGCTGGATTCAGTTCTTCCAGCTTGTCTTGTAGTGCTTTTATCTCTGCAATGATCTCTTCCAGAGCCTCTTTGTCTTTTGGGATCTGGGCTTTTGAGGCATAAGCGTCTTTGATGAACTTGCAAGTCTGATGTTTTGTTCCACAAGGGATGTCGTCAAGCGTCTTGACTTGTTCCTCCTTGCTTTCTATCTCTCGTTCCTTGTTGTCCTCTTCGGTTGTCTTGCCCTTAATGGAGTCGTCAATGTCTTTTATTTCTTCTTGTTTTCCGCGAAGTTCCTCAATGTCAATAGTTGCGAGGAAGCTTTCTGCCTTGGTGATAAAAGTTTTGTTTTCTTCTATTGTCTCCAAGGCTTTTTCGTTCTGGGAGTTTAGGCCGTCTATCTGGGCTTGTTTGTCCTTGATGTCTTTTCTCACCTTAACGATGTCTATTATTTCTGCTGGTATGCTTTCTATCTTTTTGATAAGCTCTTGAAGCATCAAAGAAGATGCTTCTATTTCTTCCCCATAGTTCTCGCATAATGCTTGTTGGGTTTCCAGTTCTTCTAATGCTTCTGCGAGTTCTGTCTCGGCAACATTTATCTCCGAGAGGAAGTCTTTGCCTTCCATTCTGCGGAGTGCGCCTTTCATGTCAGAAGCATCTTCTTTTGCGAGTTTGAACTTCTTCTCAAAGATCTCCAAGTCAAGGAACTTTGCGAGTATCTCCTTTCGCCTCGTTGAGCCTTCGCGGATGAACTGCATAGAGTCAAGTTGGGAAGACATACTGGTAAGCAGGAAGTCGTCAAGTGTTCCGAAGATCTTTCGGATGTTCTTGTCGGTGTCGTTTCTGGTGAGTCCGTTTAGTTCTATTCTCTCGCCAGTTGCGGCATCTAACTTATAGAAGTCCAAGTTTGTTTTTGCTTCTATGCTCTCAACGCCTTTTAGTCGACGAGTGTATTTCTCCGATGCTCTCTCAATAAAATACTTGTTGCTCCCGATGGAAAGAGTCGCGGTGCCAGAAGCATCTTTTTTGTTCTGGTTTATTACGTTTACATTCTTTCGTTCGTTCTTTGATGTTGAGTTGAATAGAGTGAAAAGCAGCGAATCAACAGCGCTGGACTTGCCAGAGAAGTTCTTGCCGAACAGACCAACGGTTCCTTCAAGCTTTTCAAAGTCAATGCGGTTGCCCTCACCATAGTTGAATAGGTTGTCCCACTCAAGAGAATCAACTCTCCATTTTACATTTCGGGAAACCTCTTCGCTCTCTTCTGCTGCTTTTGTGTATTTCAGGTTGAGATCCAAAACCTCTTTCATTAGGGAATCTTCTGTCTGATAGTCTTTCAAGTATTCGCGGATGAGTTCTTCTTGGATGGCGGGATCACGAAGATCCTCTTTCTTGAGTCCATCTGTGATCTCTTCAACATTGCCTCGCTCTCCCGCTGCTCGGTTTAGGAACACGATGCTCTCTGGTTTGAAGCGCTGCTTTGCGACATCAACCGCTTTCTTCATCACATCAAGAGAAAGGTTGTTCTTGGAAACCAAGCGAAGACGGGCGCCTTTTGGAACCTTGGTCTTGCTGGGCATCCTGCCTTTTGGTGTAAGCTCAATAGTGATGAACGGTCTGGGGTTCTCAATGGCGATGTGTTCGCAAGTAAAGTCTTCTTTGCTTTCTATGTTCCATAATAGGAAGCCCTTGTCGTTGGTCTCGGCAAAGTTCTGCTGGACGGTTGATCCGGGATAGCGAACCTTTCCTGTGTCTCCGTCAATGATCTGGTTTGTCTTGTGGATGTCGCCAAGTAGGGCATAGTCAAAGTCCGCGAAGATCTCTATAGGATGATCGCCGTGAGTCATAACCCAACCAGTATCGGTGACGACACCTGATACTGAACCGTGGTAGAGGG